GTCGTCAGGTTTTGACATATGCGCAAATATAACCCCGGTTTGCGATTATGGGAACAAGGGGGGTGTTTCATGGCCCGGGGGCCAAGTTCCCAAGAGGTTTTCCTTGGGCAAAAATCGGGATAGGGGCGCTCGCTCCGACTGACGGGCTGTTTATGGCCCTCCCCCCTGAGGTGTACCCCTGTATCTAATGGTGCTGCGGGCCCACCCACCCCCGCCTCCACCTGTTGGGAAAAATATTGACAAGCGAAGCGCTTGTCAATAGGGCAAAGGCTATTAAAAAATTAGCGTGATTTATTATTTTTATGATGCTGTAAGTTGTTGATTTATAAGGACATTTTGTCCAGCGCTCGGCTGCACAAACCTGTAAGTGCGTGAACTGGTGAGGTTTGTTTGTGTCCTGTGCTCAAGTACAGCACACAAACAAAAAGGCCCGCCGGGTGGCGGGCCTTGGACCGGGTGGGTCTGGTCAGTTGCAGCGCAGTTCGTAGACCGGGACCTCTTTGACTTCGGTCCCGACCTGCACCCGCTCGCATGTCTCACTGTCGGACCTGATCCGGGCATGCACCTGGACGCACACATCGTCCATGTCCAGACTGTAGGTCTTGCTGAAGTTGCCAGCGTCCACCTCTTCGCGGACCGTGTCGGTCCATTGCATGAACTGGCCCAGCAGCCCAGTGAGTCGCTCATCCTTGAACCCGTTCAGGCGGTACAGACTGACCGACAGTGTGGGCTTGGTGTTGGACCAGAAATAAACACTCACGTATGAGTGCTCTTCGTTCAGGCCCTTGAACACTGGGCCGTACTTTGCGCGGAGCAGCATGCGCTGCTGCTGCAGGGTCTTGGCCCGCTGCTGCAGGGTGCGGGCCGTCTCGCGCTCTGACTTGATTTCGCTGTTGATCGCTTGGATCAGGGGATTGACTTTGCGAGTGCTCATGACTCTATCCTTTCTAGGGTTTCACTGCAGCACCGTGCTGCAGTGATTACATTATAGCGGACATTTTGTCCGCTGTGCAACTATTTAGCGGACTCGCACGACTAGGTCCATGTCGTTGATCGCCTCCTCGATCTTGTCGCTGATGTCCAGATTGTTGTTGATCCAGCGCTCCACCCGGTTGTCGCATGCATCCTCGAACGACAGGGAGTTGTTGACCCATTCGTCCAGCTTGCCATCGAGGTTTGACTCGATCCACTCAGACACGGTCTCGTCCACCTTGTCCTGCATGCCCTGCGCATGCTTCTCGATCTCTTGCGCGACCAGATCGCGCACCCATGCTGCAGCGATCTCCTGCTCGGGGCTCGGGCCCTGCGACTGGGTCCATGCATTGGCTGCCGTGTTGACCACCACCATGAGTGCAGTCATTGCATGCGACTGCACTTCCACGGGCATGGCGCTGATCACATCGTTAGCGTAGACCAAGGCCTGATCAATGTCGCAGCCCCGGCTGCCGAACATGCTGCTGGTGTGCTTGGTGAATGGGTTGGTGCTCATGACTCTATCCTTTCTTGGTTGCTGCAGCGGACTGCTGCAGTGATCACATTATAGCGGACATTTTGTCCGCTGTGCAAATTATTTTTTGCTGTTTGCCAATACCCGGCGGGCCTCGGTTGCATCGAACGTGCAGTAGTTCCGAATGCGCGAGCGCTTCTCCGGGCAGGTGTGGTGCTTGAAAGTGATCTGCAAGCCAGCGGCCTCAGCGGCCCGCATGAACGTGGACAAGTCGCAATCCTCCTCAAGGTGCGCGAGCATGCCCCGCATGTAACTGTAGGGCGTGATCTGGTCCAGCAGGCCCAGACGGTCCAGCAGGGGCAGGGGCACGGCGACCCACCCATGCCCCGGGTCAGAGTATGAATTCAGGCGCATGATGAATTCTCCCGGTCGGCAATGGCGTTATCGATGTCATAGTCCAGCACCATGCGGGCAGCGGTCCATGCGGTATCGTCAAATTCCACCCCCTCGTATATCGGTTTTCTCAATTCCGCAAAAACCGTCGGCAGCAGGCAGTGCACTGCCGCATCATCCTTTCCCGATATCCATGCGGCAAGGGCAATAGCCCGGGCCTGTTGGGTGCTGGCATCATTTACCACGGCCATGGCGACTTGTTCCATTTTCATACCTCTATCCTTTCTGAATGATGACTGCGGGCCCACCCACCCCCGCCGCCACCAATTGAGGGAAAAATTTTCAGGTGGTGCGGACATTATGCCCGCACCGGGCGACCCGGTCCAATTGATTTTTTCAATCGCCCGGGCCCCGCCGATAGCGGGGCCCGGGGCATGGGACACGGCCCGGGGACCCCGGGCCACGCGCCCCGCGCCAAGTTTCAGGCGGCAAGAGGCAGGGACCGGGGGCCAAGTTTCCCCGGCTGCACTTTACCCGGCCCGGGCTCTCATTTGAGAATGATTCTCACTCGAGAACCCGGGGAATTGAGAATAATTCTCAGTTAGTTAAGCGGCCAGCAGTTCTAGGGCTCGATTTTTCATCGCGGCCCCGGTGCCAAACCATGCGGACTCCATGCGGGTATTCGCACTGCGGCCCCTCTCATGGTCTACCAGTTCCGTCACAGCGTTGAGCATGCCCCAGCGGGTGCCGGACACCCCGGGGATATCGGACCCGATGGCGCGGCCATTGAATAGTTCGAGCACCCGGCGGTATGCGCGGCTTTCCTCCACGGGGGTGCCCGGTGTTTTGTATGGCTCAAGCAGTGCCCGGACAAATTGGTCCGCCTCGCTCTCGCTCAGGGACACCCCGGCCAATTTGCGGGATTGAATCAGGAAGCGGTCCCATGCCCCGGACACAATGCCAAGGTCCTGCCGGACCCGGTCCGCATCGAATCGCTCACTGTGCAGCACCCGGACCGCCTCGCCACTGCCCAGCGCCGCCGTGATGGTGTTATGGCACACCACCCGCACACTGGTGAATTTTGCGACTGTCGCCATCGTGCCATCGTAAGAGGTGCCCAGCAGCACATAAGGGCGCACCACATCGCCGCCGATGATTTCGGCCCCATCGTTCACCCGGGCCAAACCCCAAACCCGGCGGCCATGGGATAACACCCCGGCGGTTTCAAGTTCAAACCCACCGATTTGCACCAATTTTTCAAAGAACCCCATCACCTCAGCGGGCTGCACCACGTGGTAACTGTCGGACACCACGGCCAGCGCCCCGCCCGTATCACTGCGGTGCAACACTTTGCGGCCCTTGAACGCTTCGGGCTCGCTCGCGGCTTCGGTGCGATACAGCACCGGGGATTCCAGCACCGTATACGCTAAACCCGCCTCGCGGGTCCATTCCTCAATCGATGCGCCCGGGGTCAATTGCTGCCCCAAGTTATGCCAAGGGGCTGCCCCGGTGTATGCCATCGCGGCGCGGCCTGTGGTGGTGTCAATCATATGAGCCATGACTCTATCCTTTCTGGTTGTGCCCCTCACCCTGTGCGAGCGGCATGGGTTGAATAATAGACTATTTTTCGCTGTGGTCCAATTGTATTTTTTAATCGGTGTCAGTCATCCCATTTGCCGAATTTATCAACCAAATACCACCCGATCAGGAACAGCAGCAGCACGAGAATGAACATTAAACCGCCCTCCCGATATCACCCGCCACATGATGGCGCAGCATCGAACCGGGCGGCAGCGAGCGAGCGAATTTTCGCAGCGTCTCGCCGTCATCCATGGGCGCGGCTTTCTTGGTGCCATGCCATGCGATGGCGGTAGGCCCACTGGCGGCATAACATCCACCGCCCTCAGCGCTGCCCACTTTCTTGGCCCCGCTCCCATGGGCCACAAATACCACCACCTCGCGGCGGTCCCCTCGGGCACACAATGGCGAGCCACCGCCACACTGTGCACATGTGAACGTCTCGGACAATTCAGCGGGGCAGCGATGAAAGCGCACACCGTCCACAGTACGGGGCCACTGGTCCGCCGTATCCTTCGGCGCGGCCAACACTGCAGGGCGGCCCGATTTCACAGCGGCCACAGCATCCGCCACGGTGTCACATGATGCGTTGATCACAGTTTGGCCGGGTTTTGCAATGGGCAACATCCACGCCGCAAAATGGGAATATGTCCACGCCGTGCCACCACGGGGGACAGCGTCAAGCAGCGCCTTCAAATAATCCACATCCACCAATTGCGCCCCGGTTTCACTTTTCGGGTGCAGTTTGCAGGACTGCGGGCAGGTGCTATAGGTCTCATGTTGGCCACTGCGGTACGTGACAGCGATGGGCCCGGTTTTTCTGTTGGCCGATACGGCTACGGTTTTGATCATGACTCTATCCTTTCTGTTTAGGTCCTGACATTATGCCCTACTTTTCGGGCCCGTCCAATTGATTTTTTCTATCCGGTCCCGTCCCCCGATAGCGCGGCCTTCAACTCATCCCATCGCATGCCACGGTTGGGCCAATCGCGCAGCGGCGGCAACTTCAAACCGGACTCAGCAAGGGCGACAGCGTCCCGGCCATGGTAGAGAAAAATTCGACCCGGGCGCGACAGCGTCCCCTTGTAATGGATCAAGACAAAGCAAGGGCGGCCCTTCAGGGCGTGACGAGTCAGGAAAGCAATTTGATGGGGGCGAAGCGATACCTTCAGGCCCCGCTCGACCACCTTCAACTCGACAGCGACAAAGCGCGAATCGATGCCCATCAGGCAGTCCGATATGCCAAGGTTCACCCGGTTCTCGATGCGCTCGATGTCCACACCCAAGGGCTGCAGGCCCTCGCGGACACGCGAAGCAAAAGCGGCCTCAGGCTTCATCGTCTCCGGGCCCCATATCGTTGTCCCGTTCAAAGATATCAGGGGGAGGCTCTGCCACGGGCGGAACAAAGGCAGGGTCTCGCTCTCGCTCGATGGTTTCAATCACCTCTCCACTTTGGGCATCGATCAGGGCGGTAGGCGGTGGACCGCCATACAGCCGTTTGATCTCATCCAGTTTGCGCTGCACCTCCTCCTTCGACATCGAATCGATGGTGCCATGTCTGATTTCCTTGCGGTCCACGTAGATTGTGCCCAAGGCTTGGCCACGCCGATACTCGGCCTGAACAGCAGCAGCATACGCCCCCGCCTCGAGCGCCTTGTCTCGGATCAACTGCAAGTCCC